ATCATCAATGCTGTTTGTGCGGGTCTCGCCTATGTAGCCATAGATACCACCTTTATCACGGTACACGCGGTAATGATCGGCACCTGCAACAGTGTTCCATGTGATGGTGTTGTACGCACCATCCCCGTAAGGGTTGCACACAACTGAGGCGGCCTGGCTCGCTTTCGATTCCTCGGAGTTGTCCAAGTTGCAAGAGGTCACTACATATTTGCGGACATATCCGTCTTTATAAGTCGCAGACTGCAAGATGTGCTGGGTGGCTGTCACTCCTGTGGGCGGTGTGAGAGAAGTATTGAAGGTGATGTCCACAAGTCTCCAGTCAAGGGCGCCATAACGCCTCAACTCTCTCGGAGGATGGGAGCAGTGCACCAGCGTGATGATGTCCACGCTCTGAGCATAGTCAATATCAAACAACTCCGATTCGTCATAATCGGTCGTCACTTCATACGGGACATTGCCGTTCATCAGTGTTGAGCCGTTGGTATGAAAACGGACGTAATGATGCCCAAACTCTAAAATCATGGTTTGTGTGGCCGAGAACGTGAACGGGATCAGGCGGCATTTTCTGTCCGGATATTTGGTCTCTCGCACCATTGAGAATCCAGGACGGCGGACTACAGGGCCTTGAGGTTCAACAATCATATTGCGACACTTGGCCAGGCCTGCCGAGTAGGACGGATCCGTGATCCTGGAGTACATCGAAGGAGAAATCTCACCTCCTCCGATTGATTGCTTGTAGATTTTCAATGACATTTAAATACTCCGTGCGGCCAGGTGGGGCGCTAAATATTCGTGCTTGACCCTGATAGAGTTTCGAGAATCCTGATACTTCGCCGTCTCCAGTGCTTGAGCGGCCATTTGGATCATCTGCTGCGCCATAGAAGTTTTCATCAGTGGGCCTGCCAGATAACTAGCAAGCTGGAGAACAAGGGCCTGAATGAAATACTGCGGCATGATTGACACGTTCTGGACGCTGGCCACGTATCGAAGCATGGGAGCGGGAGAATCGGTTAGGAGAATGTATGAGCCTGTTTCCGAGAGCGTTTCGATTTCAAAATCAATTCCTGCCTCGTCCACCTGTGAGCTTTTCTCATAGACCTTAACGGTGCGCAAATAATCTGAGGGAACTTGGTAGCCGTGCGCCCACTGATAAAGATCGGCGTCATATTTTTTGTATTCGGGCAGTCTCACGCGCCTGATCGCGAAAGCCCAATTATGTGCCTCCAGCAGATAACGGAGCGCCTGAGGATAGTATTCAGCACACGCCTCCGCCCGGGGATTTCCTTCAGGCGGTTTGATCTTCGTGATCGTCCCCTTCTCGCCCAGATAGGACAAGGCGGCATTGCAAATTGACACTTCATTCATATTAAAAAAGGGAGGTTTTTAAGCCTCCCTCCTCTCTTTTAACAACTACTGAAACCTGCAACTAGAGAATTAACTAACTAGAACTTGCCGCTGTTTCGGCGGGGAATTCAACTCCCTGCGTGCGGAGCGGGGAACCCAGCTGAACGTCATTGCCAATAAAGGCGGTGATAGTTCCGGCGGTAACTGAAGTCGGCGTGGAAACCAACTTCAGGTAACGCTTATGAATCGGCGGCAGAGCAATAAGCAAGGGCTGTTTCAGGTCTGTAGCCGTGAGCGCCTTTGTGGTCATGACATCCGTGTACGTGGATTTGTCCGCGGATTCCTGAAGCTTGAATGTGATGGAAGTTCCGGCAATCGCTGTCGGTGTCAAAATGCAGAGCACCATTCCATGAGCATTCAAGTAAGGAGAGGTCTGATCTGAAACAAAATCGAGCACATTAGACGTGATCGCGGTTTTGGCCTCAGCCTTTTCACAAAACATCATCTTTTGGTCAATGATCATTTTTATCTCCTTGATTAAGAAACTGTGATCTTGGACTCAGTGGACGGCAAAACGTCGGTGCCGTACTGATAGATCGGGATACCGCCAAAGGAGAGCATTGATTCACGCTGACCAAAAGTCTTGTACTCAAGTGTGTACTTGGTCTTTTCAAGCAACTGGAGGTCATAGATCAAGCCCACCTGATCAGTACAGTAAATACCGACATTGGAGAAGTCGGAGGTCTTCAAGCGGTGACGTGCCTCAATAAACTTCTTGAGCAGGTCTGTTGCGCCCTTGTCAGTCGTGAATTTGGTCGGATCAACGTTAGCAATACGCACAATCTTTTCAGGATTACCAGCGAAAACGCCGAGGTCATATCCGAATTCAGTGACATATGCGGGATACATTTTGCCTTTCGCGTCGGGAACATAGACGGGCTCTTTGATCGCTTCCATGGATACGCCAGCGGCTCCGCCATACTGCGGGAAGAAACACGTCATCTCCTCCGGATCCCAATTGACGAAATAAATGGATGTCAGATTTGAACCAGTGCCGCCACCGTCAATGATGGAATCCTTCCAAACGCCATTGTCACGATCAGGAAGAACGATATTTGCCAAACCCATGCAATCACGCGGGTCTGTTGCAGGGTCGCCCTGGAATACTCGTTTAACCATGCCACGGGTTAAGCCGCGGATGAACATCTGATCGGTTCGCATGCGGTATGCGTTGCGTTCTTTATCCGGCATTTTTTCAAGCATGAGCTTGGCGATAACCGAGCGGTCACGAGCCACACAGGACGGATAACGAACTGCACGGCCGGCCGCGTTGGAGGCGCTCCAGCCTTCGTTGATTCCGACAAGCTGACCTTCAGGATACTTTTCTCCGATAAGGCCCTTCTTGCCCTGGCCATCATTACCACGCACCATAGTGGCACGATCGAAGAACGGCTGATAATCCCGAATGGTCTGAATCATCATGTTGATCTGAGTGTTGCCTTCGGGTACGAGAGCCTGCCATTCAGCAAGCGTAACAGGGGTCATTCCAGTGAATGCGTCTGCCATTTTTAACTCCTTTATTTACCGTAAATATCGTCTGGAGTGAGAGTTCTGTTAGAAGTGCCTCTAACTGTCTTGTCCTCTCGCATGCTGTCGCCAAAATGTTTGAGGATTTTGATCAGGCCCGGATGATTACCGGCAAAGGTCGCCAGTTCGTAAACATCCGGATCAGTAAACTCTCCTTCGGGTGTCTGAAACTCTCTCAGGGCTCGTTGAGCTGAAAAGATTGTGTTCTTCCAGTTGTCGCCGCCGATCACTGCGTCATGGAGCGATTTATCTTTCCATGTCGCATTGGTCTGTTTCAGCACTTCAATCTGTCGCTCTGCCAATTTCGGCGCCAGCTTGTCAATGACTTCCTGGGCCTTGGCTTGAGGCAGATTCAGAGACTTAGCAACTTCTGAAAAAGTTTTGACGACTTCTGCGTCTAAGGTTGTACCTTCAGGCGCTTTGAAGTCCTCGTACTTCTCCGGAGCTCCGCTAGTCTCGTCCGCCTTCTCTTCCTTCTTCTCTCCTTTGTTCTCTTCGGTCTTTCCTTCCTCCTGAGACTGCTGTCCCTCTTGAGGAGGAGTTGCCTTGGAGATTTCATCAATCAGCGTGGATTCTCCCTGCTGACCCTGAGAATCAGGATTAGGCGTGCCGTTGGTTGTAGCCTCGCTTGTCTGATTTTCGGCTGCTGTACCTTCGCTCATTTCGTTTCCTTAGGTCTCAATTCGCCGATCTTTTCAGGGGCGTACTTGAGAACGTTGTTAAAAACCTGTTGTGCAAATTCCCGTTTTCCTTCCTTGCGAGCCATGTTCAAAGCATTCGTATCGAATGCCGAGGAGAAGAAACCGCTGTCATCAAAAATTCGTTTCAGCACTGTCATTCCGTCTCTTGTGTTCAGGACATTGATCAGAGCCTCTTGGAAGTCAGCCTCCTTTCGGAATGCCTCAAGATTCTTTTCTTCGTCCTTTTCTCGCTGGGAGTTATCAAACGGGTCTCTTGTAACTTTGCTCATTGTCAATCCTCGTGATTTTTTGATGCGCACACCCTATTGCATTCCCTCGGCTGCCATGTCTTGCATACCTTGGACAGCTTGGCCAGCCAGTGTTCCCGGGCCCGCTGGCACTTTCCCAAGCTTGGATAACATGTCGGCGCTCTGGGCCATCTGCTGTTGCTGCTGAGCCTGCTGTTGTTGCTGTGCTCTCTGCTGTCTGATGGCTGCCACCTCGTCCGAAGAACGAAGAATTTCAGGAGAAACACCGCGCTTGTCGGAAACAATCTGGGCGTACTTGTCTAAATCGAAGTTGTCGAGGAAGTCGGGCTGATACTGAGCAATTTGGAGCGCCTCCTGAATGGCCTGTTGGTCGGTGCGTGACTGCACCTCCTTCTGGCTACGGCTCAGGATTGATGTGTACTCGACATTTAAATCCGTGCCCTGAATCTCTTCGGGAGCTGGCGGGATCAATCCTTCTTCGTTCAGGATGTCAAACGTGCGGTCAATGAGCGGTCGCAAAACCTCATTATTGAATCTGGAGAGAACGGGCCCGAGCATCAGCAGCTTCTCTTCGTGCAACTCGGCCACGGCAGTGGCAGTCATCTGATTGAGGGCAGACTGGTTACTGAGCATGAGGAACATATCCACATTGAATCCAGCGCGGATTCTGTTTTGTACCTCCAAAGTGTCCTGCCTCAGGTCATTGAGGTTGATGGCTACATTCCACAACTGCTCTGCAGGTTTCCTACCAGTGGCTCCGTTAATGAAGGATTGGCCGCCAGGATCCATGTCTATGTCTGAATCCTTGGCTTCGGACGGTAGCCCAATAGGCGGATTCACCATGTAATCAATGGCATTCCCTTTTTGTTTCTGCTCGTGCTGGAGCTGTTTCACATCCCCCAGAACGACCATGCCAGGAGATTCACAACTGTAGGTTTCCGTGCTGATCGCTCCCCAGCGTCCGACCACGGCAGGAAACATTCGGTATCCGGATTCTCGGAGAATCGGCTTCTGATCGTCTCCTGCATCCTTCAGCAGATAGACGGATCGCCACGGCATATCCTTATTGGACTTTGAGCGCGTATCGCGTTTTTCTCTCGGCTCGATAGCGTGAATGATCGTATAGAGCTTGTCCTTCTGGCCGCCTTGATAGGTTTGGTAGAGAGAATATGGCAACGCGTGTTCACCAAACTTCTGAACGATCTGCCTCAGCGATAACGAAAACTCGCGGTAGATAGTATCCGGAGTTCCTTTGCTGTCGCACGATATGCAGTATTCGCCAGCGGTCAGGGGAATACAGTTAAACCCTTTCTCCTCGTCCTCTTCAATGATGATGGCCAGAATTCCAAATAAGCCAGCCTCAAGCCACGCATGATGCAGGGCCTGATAGAGATTGGTCTTGGCGTATGTCATGTAAAGAATCTGACTGACATCCGACAACCAGCGCCTAACCTGGACGGATTCGTCTAAGTCAGGGCTTCCAGTCGTGAGGAAAAACCACTGCTGGCTAGGATCGGTCATGCCGCTCATCAAGCCCTTGGACAAAATATCCGAGGCCCTGAGCGCGGTGTTGTCATAGATGTTATTCCAGCGTGTCTTTGCCTCATTCTGCGTTGTCGGATTGAGGAACTTACCGTTAGCAGGCCGCAGGAATCTAGAGATTTCTATCCATTGGTGGAGATAAGGATCGCGCTCTTTTACAAGGCTTCTCCATCGGTTCAAAACTTCCTGCCGAACTTCTTTCATGTCATCACCCTAAAGCAGACTTTTTGCCCAGCGTCATGTCGTTCTGATCCACGCCTCCTGCTCCAGTCAGCATGGTTTGGCCGCCTGAGAGAAGGTCATTAGTGTTGTCGCCGAGGATCTTGCTAAGATCTGCGGTCTTTTGGTTCTGCATACGCATTTGCTCACGCTGTTGCTCAGCCTGTTTCTCAGCGTTGCGCTTGGCCTCTTCGGTCGCGTCCTTCTGAGCTGATGCCGTTCGTTTAGCGGCTCGGCTCTG